AACAACTTTGTATCCTGGGAATTTATTTTTAAGTGCTGACAGTGCCAAAGAAGAAAGTTCCAAGCCTTGAGCTTTCATTGGTTCTAATAACTTCTTTTCCGTGTCTGTTCCCTCTGGGATTTTTTGAAGTTCATCTTTAAAACTTTGAGTAAAACATTTTTCATGATCTAGGGATTCATTTAAAACAAGTTTTTCACAAGCATTATGAACGGCTGTCCCGAATGCAGTATAAACGTTTCCCTTGAATAACTTAACTTTATCAACATAAGTTAATTTGTGGTAAAATGGACAAAAGTCCCAATTTTTTAATGCACTAAATGATATGTGTGACATTCAACCTTCTTTCGATTTATTTATCTTATTTCCCATTTTGGGGTTTAGATTTTTTCTCGTTAGATAATGGTAACACATTTTTGGTCCTTTTGTCAACCTTTTTTTTCGGTTTTGGTGTAGGTTGTTGTGGTTTTGGTGTAGGTTGTTGAATGCTTTTATTAATGAAAACCCATGTTGTCTCATAAGGGGGGTGATCATTAATAATTTCACGACCAGATTGTTTAATAAGGTTAAGGGTTTCCACCCCCTGGGATCTCAAGTAAGATAAAACATTCTGTTTGGTCACGCGATGAAGTGGATCGTGTGATCCTTGGGGCGATATTGATACATTAACTGTAACCAAATTCCCTTTTTTTGCAAAACTAAAATTCATAAATTTCCTCCATGTCCAATAATGAAACAACTTTATTAAAAACTGCTGGACTTATCTCTTTTAAATAGTTGTAATCACCAATAAAATATTCTTCAAATCCATTTCCAAAATATTCTCTTATGGATGTAATTGAATAAGGAGAAAGAAATAAGCCAGCAGTAAGCACAGAAAGCTTATCATATCCTACTGTTTTATAAAGAAAATGATCTAGTTCAGAAATATGATCATTTGAGAAAAATAATTTTTCTGGAAAGTTATAACCTTCTTGTTTTAGAAGGGAAACTAATCTTTTCTTTTTTCCATTATATTCTTTTTCTATTGAAAGATCATTATATAATTCAAAGTGATTTGCTTCTTCGACTGCATGTGCAATTTCATGAATAACATCACCTATAATCAGTTTTTCAGATATACGATCAGCATTATCCTGAAAAGAACTGATATAAATTACACCATCTTTGAACATGGCATGAATCTCCCGTTCCTTAAGTTCTGGGAATTCGCCTACATATATACCTTCTATATTTGTAAGAAAAGAAGATGGTATATTTTCTTCGATATAATTTATAATATGTTGTGTATCAATATGATCTGGAAAAGGTTTTAAAGTGTAAAATGGAATACTGTGTAAATAATATTCTTTCTTCTCTTTAAGAGATCTTATAACAGAATTTAATATATAATCTTTCATAATATTAAATATAATAAATAAACATATTATAAATTATATCATACTTTTTATGACTTTTCAAGTAAAAAATCAAACTTATAAAACTTTTGCTGATAACGTTGCAACATTACTACGTTCTCCCTTCAAAAATGTAATGTGTCCAGTGATATCATAAGGTTTTAGTTTTTCAATTGCATAAGTTAATCCATTCGATGTTTCATCAATATTCACGTTATCAATTTGCTCAATATCTCCAGTTAAAACAATTTTACTATCATTTCCAACACGAGTTAAAATAGTTTTAATTTCATGTTGAGTTAAATTTTGACATTCATCAATAATTATGTAAGCTTTTTGTATTGATCTTCCTCTTATATAAGTCAATGCTTCCATTTCAATAATCTTTTTTTGTATATAATCATTAAGCATTAAATTATCATCTCCAAACAGAAATCTTAGATTATCTTGAATCGGAGCAAGCCAAGGAGACATTTTTTCTTCCATTGTTCCTGGCAAATATCCTAAATCTTTTCCCAATGGCATAATTGGGCGTGAAATGATCATTCTGTTATAATGTGAATCTTCACCCATTACTTGTTGTAACCCAGCAGCAAGAGCGCATAAGGTTTTTCCACTTCCTGCTTTTCCGATTAAGGAAACAATAGGTATCTCAGGATCTAAAAGTAAATCAAGGGCAAAATTTTGTTCTTTATTTTTGGGAGTTATTCCCCAACCATCTTCTTCTTTACGATCTGGAATTTTTTTAAATGGTATAAGTTCATCAATAAATCTTGTAATTGCTGTTTTCTTTTCGTTGGATGATGAAACTAACATCACAAATTGATTAGGATATAGTTCAGGTTTTTCATCTACGGCATCAGATAAAAATATTTTTTCACCATTATAAAATCTATCAATAATTTGATCATCCACTAATATTTTAGTAAATCCACTATAAAGCTCTGTTCTGTTTTTTATTACCTTTTCTGATTTATAATCTTCAGCACTAATTCCTATTGCATCACATTTAATTCTTAAATTAATATCGTTTGAAACAACAATGATTTTGCGATCTGGAATTTCTTTTTTTATTGTTAATGCTGTCGCAATAATTTGATGATCTGGTACAGAATGAGAATATCCAGTAGGCAATTCACTAAGATCTGGCGCTTTTGTAAAACAGATTCCAGACCCCTTACGAATTCGAATCCCTTTTTGAAAATTTCCTTTTTCTCTTAATTCATCTAAAATTCTAATAATACTTCTTGCATTAGCGCCAACACCGTTTGGCCTTTTCTTACAATTATCAAGTTCTTCCAACACGATTAGTGGAATAATAATATCGTTGTTTCCGTAAGAATAAATTACACGATAATCTGTTAGATACGCACTTGTATCTAAAACATAAATCTTTTTTGCCATAAAACCCTTCCATTTGAATTTCTGTTCGCCCTGGGGCTTATATTAAATAGCTGGGTGTTTCCAGTTTTGTCCCATAGTTATTTATAGAGACTAATATTACAGTATGAAAGACTTGATAATTAAATTTATTTTATTGATAACGGTGTTTATGACTTTTATAGGATGCTCGTCTTGTATTACTGCCACATCATTTCTTGGTCCAGGATCTCTTTTTAGGGAAAAGAGAAAATCTTTTATTAAAATAGATGTTCATAAAAACATTTTAGTCACAAAAACATCGTCAACAGCACAAGTAGAAGATTATGAATTAGACTTAAGAACCTCTGCTTCCGGCTTTGTTGTTGGACACGATAGAGATATAACACTTATCGCCACATCTGCACACGTTTGCACCATTACATTTGAAAATCAAATAAATTATTTCATTTCAGACTATTCAAGTCGTGATCCGTCATGGAAATTAAATGAAAAAAGTTCCTTTCTTATAAATGATTACAAAGGTTCTGTTTATGTTGGTTTTCCAATTGCGTTTGATGTAAAATCAGATATTTGTATTTTAGTAACATCCCTAATACCAACTCCAGCATTAAAAATATCACGCTCCCCACCATTGATCGGTGAAAAATATTATAATATTGCAGCTCCAATGGGCCTTTGGTCTTCCAAGATGATTCCTCTTTTTGAAGGATTTTATTTAGGAACAATAAAAATAAGAAAACACAGAATGGTATCTTACGCTTTTTCTATACCAACGAAAGGAGGATCTTCAGGTTCTCCAATTTTGAATAGCTATGGAGAAGTAATCGGTGCCACTCATTCAGCATATAGAGGGTTTGAAAACTTATGTATGGCAACAACAAACGAACAGATTCGTCAGATATATCAGAGGGCGATGAAAAAAATATTAAAAAATTATAAACGATATAAGCTGATTATAGATGTAATCAACATATAAAATGAATATCAACTTCGTGGCTAGAAGTTCCTTCTAAATTTACAGCACGAGATTTTCCACCTATACCTTTAATAACTATAACACCTTCATCATTGTGTGGATCAACAAGAAAGTTTGTTATTGTTGATGGACCTTCGGAAAATGTATCTTTAGTTTCCCGATGTGTATAAAGTAAAAATATTTTATCACCAATATTCATAATATCAATCTTACCATAAATACAATCAAAAAACAAGAAAGAACCAAAAAAATGGAGGTGGCGGGCACCGACTCCCGCGTCCTAAATGTTTTAACAGTTTGTGATATACAAGGTTAAATTTTAATCTTTCTTCTGAACGAAAGAATTAAGTTCTTCTGCAACTTTAATAACTTGTTCAGAAGTAACAGGCGTCCAATTCTTTTTGCCGCTTGTTTCAAATTGCATATGAGCATTTTGTTCAACAATACGTTGAGCTTGCTGTAGCAATCCTTGTCTAATTTCGTATCCGTTTCTATTATTATTTTCTGACATAATAAATGTCCTCCTTTGTGTGTGTGTGTTAATTTAAAGCACGGTTTATTGGATAACAAGGAAAACCGTAAAAGCCCCGCTTTGTTTGCTTACGCAGCCAAAGTTAATGCAACATTATCGTTTGCAGTTATTTGTTTTAAGCCTTTGTAGTGTTTGCTCATACACCCTTGCACAAATCTATCTCGACACCCAGTCGAATCCAGTTCACCCCCGCAGTAATAAGTATTATATCACAATTATTTATATTTTGTAAAAAAGCGAATGATGGGGTTCGAACCCACAACGTTCAGCTTGGAAGGCTGACACTCTGCCAGTTGAGCTACATTCGCGAAATTATTTTTCTTTAAGACCAGTTAGGTCTGAAGACGATCTGATTTTATTTCCCAAACCATCAACTAACTCAATATTATATTTTCGACACACTTTCGCTTCGGGAATTTCTTGATTATGCCGATCTCCACCATTGGCAAATATATCGGGTCTAATAAAGGCCAAGGTGTCACAAACAGTTTTATTTTTATCTAATGACAAAACCACTTCATCTACGCCTTTGATAGCTTTAACAATTTTCACCCGATCATTTTCGGGCATGAAAGATTTACCTTTTTTTAATTGGCATTGATGATCATTGTTAACAATAACTACCAAATAATTACCTAATTTTTTAGCATATTCAAAATATTCTAAATGCCCCACATGAAGGGGGTCAAAATATCCGCTAACTGTTACGATTTTATTTAGTTCTTTCATAATATTAAAAAGAAGTACCGCAAGATTGTTGTTTTTTTCACACCAACAAAGCTAGGCTCGTTTCTATAACTTCAGCAGAGCCATTGAAGTGAGCTATATTAATATAGGTTGAGATTTATCTTGTAATGGTACTTCATGCTTCAATTAGTATGTATATACTAGCATTATTTTTGCTCCTTGTCAAGTTCTTCTTCGAAATAGTTATCTGTTTTGAATTTTTTAATAAGATGATTGAAACTGATTTCTCTAAGCCCCAAAAATCTTGCAGCCTCTCTTTTTGAACGAGTAGCCGATAGAGCATATTTTAAAACTGCATCTTTTACAATTGTTCTCAAAGAATACCAAATTGGTAATCCATAAAGTTTACTGTTGATGGCAAACTTGGAAGCAAGTTCTAATTTTAGACCGATAACTTCTTCCAAAGAAAGATCATTAAAAAGAATTTCAAACTCTTCGCTTGACCTTCCTTCTCTTCTTAATTTTTTTGATAATGAATAATGGCGGTTTTTGCCCCTATTCTTTCTGTGATTTATCATTAGCAACTCCCAATATACCATAACCTGCTATATCTTTGAAAGGGCTTTCACCGAAAGCGTCTTTTTGTGTTGCTATTCTAAATAATTTGTCTACAATTCTAGTAACCGCAAGCATATCTTTATATTGCTTGGGTTCAATTCCATCTGGATATAATACTTTTAATATTTCTTCGGATTTTTCAAATGCGCTTCCGTAAGCGGTGTTCTTTTCGTCTACAAGTTTGCCTATTTCTGTTCCAATTTTTTCAAATTTCATTAATGCCTCATTGAACAACTTCTTCGCCGCCGAATGGGGCGGGTGCTTCTCCACCAAGTTCTGTGCCAAGGTCTGCGCCACCTTCGCCGCCAGTTTCAAGTTCGCTTTTTTCTGTTTCATATTCATCAGTTGTTGGCTCCGATACTTCTCCAAGTTCTTTTTCCCATTTATCAAAATAAAGTTTTAAATTTGTAATAAGATAATCCCTGAATAATTTTTTATCAGTTTCATCACTTAGTATACCATAAGTTTCAACAATATTTTTTTCCATATTTTCAAAAGCTGGTTTTGCTAATTTTCGTCCAGTTTCGTCTTGCCCTTCAATACCGAATTCTTGTTCAGCTTTTTCTTCTTCACTCGGTTCATCCTCGGGCGCAATATCAATAAATTTTTCTTCGTCAGCTTCACCAACATTTATATCTACTTCTTCATCTAATCCAACAAGTTCTCCACCACCTTTTGCATTAATTTCTTCAGTTTCCAAAACAGTTGAAACAGCATTTATAATATGTGCTCTAAAAGAAACTCTTTGTTCTTTATTAGTTGTTAGGGCTTTATAATCAATTTCAAGACTTGGAAGGACTTGTTTGAGAAGATCCTCAAGGAGATTAATAGCTGTTGAATTGTGAGGAAGATCTTGAGTATCTTTTTTTGCTTCTTTAATGAGCTTCCTTATAATCAAACGAAGTTGTTTTTCTTCACCTTTCTTTCTATTTAATACTTTAATTGATTCTTTAATAACACCTCGCAATTCTAATTCTTCAAGAAATGCCTGACGACTAATAAAATTATTTTCTTTTCTTGTCTTCTTCTTTCCAGACGATCCCTGAACAGCACCCGTGCCCATCGCAGACATTTCTTCTAATTCATTTTTTTCTTTAGTTGCCATTTTTTTCTTCCTGAAGAATCTGTAGTTGTTCTTCTAATACATTAACTTGTTCTTGTAATCTTCTTGAAGAGCGGCGGATTTCGCGAATTTGATGTTTCATAACTTCCAAACGTCGGTGATCTTTCACAGAGCTTGGCTTAAAAGATCTTATATTTTCTTCTAAAGCTTGGACCCAACTCTTTAATTGAGGCCCTTGACCCTCATTAAGAATAAAATCCTTTGTCATTCTGTCAAAATCAATTTTCATTTTTTATTATTTCTTAAACCAATTTTTTTTAGTTTTTTTTGGTTTTTCCTTTTTAACAACTGGTTCAGCTGCTGGTTCAGCAACCGGCTCAGCTGGCGCTGCCGCAGCCCCCAAAAGTCCTAACTTGCGTAATCTTCTTTTTCTAGCCATTATAACATCTCCTAAATTATTTTTTAATCATATATTTCCATCTTCGTAGCAATTCTTCGTTAAGACCTAAACGTGCCTTATTGCGAATACTTCTACCTTTTGGAAAAAATGATTCTTTAACGTCTTTTGCGTCATCGTCTTCATCAAGCTCTTTTTTATCTTCATCAAGATCTTTCTTATCTTCATCAAGATCTTTCTTATCTTCATCAAGATCTTTCTTATCTTCATCAAGATCTTTCTTATCTTCA